ATATATGGTGGTCTTGTTGATAAAATTGTTTCGTGGGCAAAGAAGTCAGAATATAGTTTAGAGTTTGAAAATAATCAATTTTATGGTGCACCTTTTGAAGAGAATGAAATCATAAGTCGAGAAGGAGTCAAACATTACATGACTCGTATCTCAAAACATAAACCAAGAAACTATCAAGTGGATGCAGTTTATGATGCATTAAGATATAATCGTAAGTTATTAATATCACCTACAGCATCAGGTAAATCACTGATGATTTATTCTGTTGTCAGATATTATGCAGAAAAAAATAAAAAAATACTTTTAGTTGTTCCGACCACATCTCTAGTTGAACAAATGTTCAAAGATTTTCAGGACTATGGATGGGACGCAGAAAATTATTGTCATCGAATCTATGCAGGTAAAGAAAAGACAAATGAGAATCCTGTTACAATTACAACTTGGCAATCAATCTATAAATTGAAAAGACCATTCTTCAAAGATTTTGAAGTTGTAATTGGTGATGAAGCACATTTATTCAAGTCTAAATCTCTCATAAGCATCATGACAAAGATGGATGCTGCCAAGTATAGATTTGGATTTACTGGAACTTTAGATGGCACACAGACTCATAAATGGGTCTTAGAGGGATTGTTTGGGCCTTCTTACAAAGTCACACAGACAAAAGAACTGATTGATAAAGGACATCTATCGAAACTTCAGATACATATACTAATTCTGAAACATAAACCAAGAAAATTTGAAGTATATGAAGAAGAACTACAACACATAATCACACATCAGAAAAGAAATAATTTTATTAAAAACCTAGTTCTAGACTTAAAAGGTAATACTTTGGTTTTATTCAGTCGAGTTGAGACACACGGTCAACCACTTTACGAACTCATAAATAATTCCATAAAGAATGATCGCAAGGTATTTTATGTACACGGTGGTGTTGATGCCGAAGAAAGAGAACGGATCAGAGAAATCACTGAAACCGAAAGAAACGCAATTATTGTAGCATCTTATGGAACTTTCTCCACAGGAATTAACATTAAAAATCTTCACAATGTCATTTTTGCTTCTCCCTCTAAGTCAAGAATACGAAATCTTCAGTCAATTGGACGGGTTTTAAGAAAAGGAGACAGCAAGACTCAGGCAGTCCTTTATGACATTGCGGACGATATCACGCATTTGTCACGAAGAAATTATACGTTGAATCATCTTATCGAAAGAATTAAAATTTACAATGAGGAAAAATTTAATTACGAAATTGTCCAAATAGATCTCGGAGAGAAATGAAAAAGAATAAAAAAGAAGAACCACAAGATTTTTTGGCAGTAATTAAATTAGTTTCTGGCGAAGAGATTATTTCTAACGTGACTTCATGTGAAGAAAATGATAGAACATTAATTCTCTTAGAAAATCCAGTCATGTTTGAAAGTGTGATAATGAAAAACATGAATGTCGGAGCAGTTAAAGTCATTCCTTGGTTACAAGCAGCTCAAGATTCAATTTTGATTATTGATATGGATAAAGTAATTACTATATCTGAAGTATTTGATAAAGAAGTGATTCGTATCTATAATAGATACTTAAATGATAAAGATAGAGAAACCAATGAATCTGTTATAACTAAAGATATGGGATATCTATCCACAGTGACTGATGCTAGAATTTTTCTAGAAAAACTTTATAAAAACAATGATAAAGCTAATAGCTAATATGTCTCTTAACCCTTAACAGAGTTATTGTACATATATTTCGTTACGTTGTCAAGTCCCCTTGGCAATTTTTAATATTTTGTGTTATAATTAACATAACTAGCGGAGATCGTATGAAATGCCTAGAAC